ACCCTACACCCATCTATATTTAACCCACCTACACCATGTTCTAGTACATTATTAGCTACTGTACCTTTAATAGGCTTACGAGCTACTGTAATAGGTTCTAGTGCTGGTTTGAGAGCAGTACCCCAACCGTTCCACTCCAAAGCCTTTGGAGTGATTGGGTTATTGTCATCTATCTCGCCATTGTATTTACCGTAATCAACACTATCTTTGGCCGCCTCTGGTACCTTTATGCGTTTGCGGCTTGCTCCTGCCTGTTTGTCTATAGCCTTTGATATATTCAGACTTTTTGGGAACCCTGAACCATAGACCCAAGCAATCATATCTCTAATCTCAAAGCCAGCGTCTTCAATGCTTACTGCCATTCTGTGCTGCGTTCTTGTTCCTGCAAATGCTAATAAATGTCCTCCCGGCTTCAAAACACGAAGGCATTCACGCCATAATTCCTCACTAGGAACGGAATAATCCCATTTCTTGGCCATGAACGCCAAACCATAAGGTGGATCAGTCACAATTGAATCTATTGAATTGTCTTGAAATGACTTCAAAACTTCCAAACTATCGCCGTGAAACAATTCATAATTCATTTTTTTATCTCTCAGAAACTTTATTTGAGCCCAAAGACAGTACACTTTTATTTAGTAATTTGTCAATATTAAGTGACCATGAATTTTATCCTCATAAACTTTTTTATTTTTGTATGACTTTTATAATTTAGGAACATTAGGAGCAAAGCATGTCTAATCCTTGGGTAGCATCAAATGAAGTTGTTTCTCTGTTAGCAGTTGTAAAAAGCAAGCATCATTCTCCAAGACTTGATCAATGTGAGATTGCTGTTTGTTTTGATGAAGGCAAAGCCTTTCTGAAAAACAAGTTAAATCTAGGAAAGCTAAGTAAATTTAGCCCAACTGCTCGTTTGTGGCAGAGGAACAAATATGATTTTTGCATAAGCATCCCTATGGAACTTTGGACAACAGTTCTACAGCCAAGACAAAGAGAGGCTTATCTCGACTTAATGTTGACCAGACTTGATATGGAATATATTCCAGAAATTATTGAGGAGAATGGAAAAAAGAAAAAGGTGATGGATGAATTTGGCAGAGTACAGTACAGCCAAGTGCCAAAAACAGATAAAGAAGGTAAGGTCAAATGGAAAATCGACTCACTTGATCTTGAGGTTTTTGCTAAGAATGTTCGTAAATATGGATTATGGCAGGAAGATTTGTTGACTCTAAAAGAGGCAATTCTAGCTGCTGATGTGGAGTAATGGTGACAAAATCGAAGATAATTGAAGTTACAGTTTTAGGACTGTGGCTACTTATAGCCATAGTCCTTTTTCTGCGTTCAAAAACAGATCAGACATTTGTCCCACCTTATCAAAACAATAACTTGGTTGAGGCAGAAAAAAAATATTACATCAAAAAAATCACAGTAGTCGATTCAAACTCTTTTGATATAAGCCTTAAAGATAGTGTTGTTTCAAGAATTTATGGATGTTTGCCTGTAAAGGGAACAGGTGATGCTAAAAAGAAATTGATTGAGGTGTTTAATCACGCACAAAATCCAAAAGTTTATTTAAAGGAAAAAGACAAAGAAGGAAAATGGATTGTTGATATAGTGATGGACTACAACGAAAAGGAAATAAATTTAGTTGACTGGATGAAAAGTAACAATCTTGTTTATCAATAACTCTGATATTACATGGAAAATAATTTTATCATTAGATGCCACAAATGTAGATGGGCTCGTTTATCAACTGGTCTGACTACTGATTTGGCTGATTTAACTGAAATTAAAAAATGTGCCACTTGTGGTTCTGCTAGGCAGTTCAAGTGTCCAAAATGCGGTTTGCCAGCTAAGATGACAAGGATTAAGAGAAACAGTCCATGAAGCTAATTGCCTCTTGCAGACGCAATTCAGGCAACGGCAAGTTGCTTCCAAAGGAAATTTTGGTTTCTGAACTTAAATTTAAGGTTTTTAAATTTAACAAAAGACAGAAACCTGAAAACAAAGACAGAATTTTAATCATAAGTTGTTTTTCAGAATTTGGTTGTGAAACAGTTGGTTTGATGTATTGCATACCAAAGCTGTTAGCAAGTAATCCCGGTGCATATGTTATATGTGTGGGATGGTATGGAAGAGAGTATCTATACAGACATTTAGTTGATGAATTTTGGGAAGTAGATGAAAGCGCCATGCATTTGAGGGAGTTTGCCAATGCATTTAGCAATTCATCATTTAACATCAAGAGATTAGAAAAAGTTTTAGAACTTTATGGTCATGTTGTTCAAGTTACCCGATTTGGATATATGTGTGTTGGCAATACATGCGATGTTTGTAAAAAGTTTTGGTTTGCTGGCGATGTTGTTGTTTGTCCTTCTTGCTATTCAAAAAGTGTAACAAAAGGTATTTTGGCAGATATTGCGTATCATAAAAAATTCGGAGTACAAGTTCCAAGGCCTTCAATTAAGAAGCAGCTTGTTGCCAAGAACTATTTAAAGCCTAATGCTGTTGGTATTTTTGCAAGAGGAAGAACATTATACGGCAGGAATTTACAGCCAGAGTTTTATGTTAAACTGATAAGATATTTGCAAAGCAAAGGTTATAATCCAATATGGTTAGGTGAAAAACAAAGCGTTTTGCCATGTCCTGTTGATGATATTATTGATTTTAGCAGAATGCCTGAGTCTAGGGATTTAGAGTTAACTCTTGCGATAATATCAAATCTTGAATTCACAGTTCAGTTTTGGACAGCATCAACTCGTTTGGCAAGCATGATGGGAACTCCTTGGATTTTATTTGAAAGTCCAGATCAAATTGCCGGAAATGGACAAGAAGGCAAAAGAATTGCATTAACAACAGATGATAACAAGAAAAAATTAGTTTTAGCGCATTACTTTAATGTTTATGAAAACCATGATATGGCGCTTCAAATTCTTGACAAGGCAATAAATGAAATAAAAAATGATAATTGGAATGATATAGTTGGCATGGTAAATGAAGACAAAATAGTTGAAGGTATGTTAAAAAAACAAGATGAGTGGAGGGCGTAGTGAACTCTGTTGCGGAATTTTTAAAAAGAGCGTCTGAAAGAAATGGCTTTAATAGGGACTATTTTGAAGAGAAAAGAATTCCTACTGACTTTACTAATGTTTGTGTGTTTCCATTCTTTGGTGATTTAAGATCATTAACAATATTGTCATCATTTTTGCTTCATCGTGTAAGGCATGAGTTAAGAGGATCAAAATATTTTATTGTTGCTTCTTGGCCGGGTTTTTCTGGATTGTTTCCTTATGCTGATGAGTATTGGTCTTTGAGCGATGAGTCAGTAATCAAAAGGTTTTATGAGAATTCAGAAGGACTAAGAAACAAGTCTGATTTGAATACCATTTATATTCGTAACATGAATGAGTTTTTCAGAGATGTATTTGATGGAAGCGAATTGCAGAAATATTACAGAAATGGTTTTCTGAATAATTTTTTTGATAAGTTTACAAATACTAAAAGGTTTTTGCCATTTATTCCAAGTTCAACAATTATTGGAAAAGATTTCAATAAAAATATGGCAATTAAATCAGGTTATAAGATTTTTATACACCCTTCATTGTTTTGCAAGGTTTGGCAGAGTGGATCAAGTGAAAATGTAAGGGCAAAGAAAGATTTTTATGTTGAATTGTGCAAGTATCTTTCTGAAAACAATATGACTCCTGTTGTGTGGCAGAACTTTGCATCTCATGACATAGCAGAAGAAGTAAAAGATTGTTCAATAATTTTAAGAGAAACTGATGTTGTAAAAGTTTTATCTGCGATGCGTTCTTGCAGTTGTGTTTTGGATACATTCAACAGCATATCAAGATTGGCCGTAATCGCAAGGTGTCCTTTTATGTGTTTTGATGAAAGATCAAGATATGCTGGCACAAGGGAATATGAAATAGATGATTTGAGCGGTCAGAATGTGCCACATCAATATATTTTTTCATTCTCTACTATTTTAATTGAGGGCGATTCAGTTATCTGGAACAGAGATACTTTTCCAACAATTAAAAATAGGTTGGAAGCATTTGTGCCAGATTTAAATCGTGATGAATGGCCTTCTACTGTGGAATCTACTGAAAATGTACCTTATGAAAAATATGTGCATCCACAGAAGAAGAAAAAAATTGGCACAAGATTCATAAGGGTTCCAAAAGAATAGGATTAAGAAAAAATGGCTTGTAAGGTTGAACTTCGTGATCTTCCCCATAATCCAAGTTGGTATGAAAGGGAAGTTGCTTTCAAGAAGATGTTTACAGCTTTTAAGAAAGCAGTAGCTGAAGCTGGCATTCTTCATGATTATAAGCAAAGGGAGTATTATGAAACTCCCGGCGAGGAAAAGAGAAGAAAGAAGCGTGAAGCCGAGAATGTGCGTTTGAAGGAGAAGTTGCGTGAAAATTTCCCTGAAAGGCGCAAGGTCAAGAAAACAGAGAAAAAGCAGAAGAGCAAGGGTGAATAATGCCAGCAAAAAAACCTACTATTATGAGCCTTTCAGTCGATCTTGATATTCAAGAAAAACTGAAGGCTGTTGCCAAGAAAAGAAACATCAGCGTATCAAAACTTATCCGTGATATGGTGGAAAAGAATCTGCCTGATGTTGATGAAGAAGTTGATGTTGTAATTTTCAAGGTTCCATTTGCACAAAAGTCATCTTCTGATGCTTTGAGGCAATGGCTTTCTCCTCGCATGGAAGCAGTTGTTAAAGCCTTAACAACATGAAATTCACAGAACCTTTACAAATTGTTCCTGTTAATGAGATTCCAAAGGCACTTGATGTTCCTTTGGATAATCTCATGGATATTTTCCGTCTTTGCAACAAGATGGAAGTTATATGTGACAAGAATGATGGCATAGGTCTTTCTGCTGTTCAAATTGGAATTCCTTGGAAACTCTTTATAATTAAAAAAAATAGGCATTTTGAATATTATGTTAATTGTGAATACGAAGGTAGCGGAGATAAGATAAAATCATTGGAAGGTTGTTTGTCTTTGCGAAACGAAAAGAAAGAATTTCGCAGGTTTGAGGTCGAGCGATTTCAGACCGTTAAAATTAAAGGTAAACAATTAATTGTTTCTGGTATGCCATCATTGGTGTTGCAGGATGTGGATAGAGTAGAAAAGGATTTGTATGCTGTTGTGTTTCAACATGAAATTGATCATAGTAGAGACATTCTTATTTCCACGATAGGTCGTGAAATAGAAATATTGGAGTGAGCCATGCTAAGTCTGAGACAATTAAAGGATGTTTGTTTAGCTGACAACAAAACATTTCGTCGTTGCAGGTATTTGTGCCAAGATGATGTTGATCCACAAAAGTTTTATTGCATCAAGATGTCTGCAAAAGCCAAAAGTGTAGACGAAGAAATTAAAAATTATATTGATTTGATGCATTCAAAAGGTAAAGACCCAACTAAGGATAATTTACCTTTGGGCGATAATTGCCAAGGATATCCATTTTTGAGGCACCTTGAACAAGGTTACGATAAGAAAAACTAATCCTGTAGTCTTTTCTTGATGAGTTCATAAATTTCTTGGGCTTTCCCATTCAAAACTGCTGATTGAATTAGATTTGATTCTAATTTTGTGCTGTTGAATCTGGCGATTTCTCTTGCCATGAGTTGTGTTGTTTTCTCGCTTTTGATAGCTCTGTCACGATAGTAAAATAAAAACATTCCAATCACAATGATGGCGAATATGAAGATAAGAGCGCCATCTCCTTGAATGATTTGGATGCCAGTATTTTCATTTCTTGATACAGCAGCATTGATGTTTACAAGACCGCTTTGAATTTCTTTTAGCTTGCTGTTTTGAGCAGATAGTTCTTGCCTTACTTGCCCAAGTTCAAGCATCAGCCCATTTTGGTTTGTTTTTATATCTTCTATTTTACCATTTTGATTTTGTATGCGTGGTTTGTTGAGCGGATTGAAATTAGCGCATCCACCTAAAAAAATTAAAATGCATAAGATGGCAATTCTAGTCATTTTACCCTCAATTATTTATTGATTTGGTTTTATTTTTGCTTAATTAAAAAAATCAGATGAAGAGCCTATCTAGTTTCTTGGTTTTTCAATATAGTACCGGAGAGGAAAGTTTCTTACTCGCTGGAGGATTTGGCGTGGCTGGAAATAAGGATGGATTCTACGACGATGAATTTGACGATGACGGAACTGAATCTTTTTCTTTGTCAGAAAGCCAAAAAATAGCAGACGAGTTTAAGGAAAACGCAAAAGCGTTGGTTCTAAAACATGTCTGTAATTATTTTCAGGACAAGATGCTTCACACAGGAGGCAAGATACCTTTACAAATTCTCAAAAATGAAAAGAGAATTTCTTTGGTATTAAACTCAGATGTGTGTAGCAGTATTGACAAGGCTTATGCTGCACTTGGTCCTATTTTTTCTTCTGATGAGAAAGGAAAAGGCAAAAGCAAAAAAGAACAAGTACCTCAGCATTATCAATTAGTGAAATCAGTAATGGATGATATTCACAGGTATCATGTTCCAAAAGAATTTGCAGGTGGAATCTTGTGTTTGCATTTAGAACTAGTGGAAGGAATTGTCTTTGAATCGTGATCTTTTGCTATTAGCAAGGCAATTTGAATCATATCAATTGCCTAAGGAAAAAAAGTATCTTTTAAAATACTTCGATTCGCCTGTCCAACAGGCGTTTCTGAAGTATTTTTTGATATTCCATGAGTACAAAAATTTTACTGATCACACAGGAATAGCTGTTCAGCCTCATTGGCTGAAGAATTTATGTGAAAAGTTGCACATATTAGAAAAAGCCCACAAAGAGGCAAAGCAAAATCTTGATATGGCGGGTGTTTTGCAGATTGAAAAAGGAAAATTTAAATTCAATAAGCATCGCTCTAAATAGTGCATGGCACTAATATCATTTAAAGATTGGCGTAAAAAGATAGACGAAGCAAGTCCTACCACTAGGCTAAGGGCTGGCATTATGATGGGAAATTATCCCATGAGTGCTGGAGTTGCTATGTCTAGATCAACACCAAGTCCTGCCTTTATCGAAAAAGCCCAAAAAGAACTTGGCCCTCACAAGAAAAAGAAGAAGAAAAAGAAAAAAGGAAGTTGATGATTTCATTCAATGAATGGATGTACGAAAGAATGGACGAGGCCAAGAAAAAACCTCGTCCTGTTCCTACTGCGCATAAAGACATTGATCGCTGGCTTAGATCAATAGAACTTCTGAAGCGTGATCTTGAGGATTTACAGTCAGCTAAAAAGATTGCTGCACAAAGATTGGCTAGAATTGTGAAAATAGATAAAAAGAAACCGCCAGTAGATGAAAAGCCAAAAGATACTAAGAAACCAAACGAAATAGAGGCTAAAAAGCCAGAGGAAAAGGAAAAGCCCAAAGAAATTAAAAAGTCGGAAGTAAAAAAGAAAAAAACCAAAGTTTTTAAAAAGAAAAAAAATAACAAGACAGACAACAAAACAAAATAGGTTTTAGGTTGCACTTTCTCTTATAATTCATGAGAGGTGCATCATGAGTGAACAATCCGAGCAGCCTAGCGTTGACATGACTGCTAAGATTAACGCTAAGATTCTCAAAGAAACTCATAACAGTCTATTGCCTTCTATGGCCAATACAGAAACTTATGTTATAGCAGTTGCCATCAGCAAAGATTCAAGTAAAAATTTTATCAATAGAATAAGTTGTAAGAAAGGCATACCAATCGAAGGTTATGTCTATGATGCACAGTCAGATTGTTATTTTGTAGAATGCAGCGATTATCTGCATGTTGGTGTAATTCCTGTTTCTTGCGTGTTTACTTCTAAATCAGGCGGTTCTTGGAAGATGAATGTCCCTCTTCCAGAAAGCGTAATTAAAAAATATTTGACCGATGGCCAAAAGAAGGACTTAAAGAATTTTAAAGGGCATTTCAACAATGATGATTATGTCATCAATTATATTCAGATGGTTTCTCCAAATTGAGCATACCTTCAAAGAAAAAATCTTGGCACAACATGGAATTCCATGACTATTGGATGGGAATGGCATTTATGTTTGCTGTTCGTTCAAAGTGTGGAAATGCAAGCCTAATAGTGGAAAATAGCGAAAATTTGATCGCATATGGATTGGAAAATCCAGTTTCAATAAGTTCAAGTGGCAAGGTGCTTATTCCTTCTCATATTAAGGCAATTTTAAACTGTAAAATTGATTTTTATAATGCAGTCATGTATTGTACAAGTCCTCCAACAAAAGAATCAGCTTTGACAATAGCTGCCATACAAGGTTTGAAGTCGATATTCTATTATCCCTCACAAGAATGCGATGAAAGTGTAAAATCTTTGCTTGGTTCTGTGTATTGTGACATATCGCCCTATAAATGTAATTTGAATTGGATGAGGGATTATTTTGCGTGTTTAGAACATAAATAATTTTATGGTATGCTCATCTACAGGAATTGGTTGTACTACTCCACCATCAGGTTGTCCCGATGAATATGGCTGTTTAAGTGGTAAATGTCCTGATTTTACTATTAGAAGACACGACACTAAGCCAGCATTCAAGGTGAAAGTAGAAGATTGTGATGGCCCTCTAGACCTCACAGGTTTGGTTTTAGAAGCAACTATGTGGGCAAAAGGTAAACTCAAAGTAGCCATGGACCAAGACGATACAGTTTTAGGACTGGCTGACAATATAGGATTTAATCAGATCATGCAGGGTGATGTTCTGATTATGGATCAGGCTAGATTACCAGAAAAGATGCTTGTGACAGGGTTTGATGAAGTAAATCGTCTGGTGCATGTGCAAAGAGGTTACCACGGCACATCTGTTCAGAATTGGAAAAAAGGAACGCCTGTAAAGATCATTAAGTTTTCAAATGCAACATCAACGACTGAAATGATTTATCAGGATGTTATCAATATTGATGGAAGCACAACTCCAGATGTTTTAACAGAAAGTTTTTTAGTTTATGAATGGCAAACCAATGATACTTGTTTGCCCGGATGTTATTATATTGAATTCAAATTGATGAAAATGCTTGTTGTTGGTATCAATATGCAAATGACAGTACCTAGTAATCAAATACCAAGCAATTTGATTCCTGACGGCGTAATTCCAAGTTTTACTGAACCAAGTTATACGCCATCTACATTTGGATGTAGCATGGGAACTGGTATAGACTGGATTAGAAGGTTTCCTATTGATAAAGAAGGTTTTTACATAAAGATTGTTGATAGTATTACTGTCAATGATTGACTGGTAAGTTTTAGAGTGGTAGTTTTTTTTAGTTTTTAATGAGGTGCGAGTTTAACAGATGAATATGAATTCTGGCAAGTTTCAAAAAGACCGTCGTGAAGATCAAACTAGGGTTAATTGGCAGATAAGAGCAGCACAAGTAAGAGTTGTTCGTGATGAAGAGCAACTTGGTGTTATGCCAATTGATCAAGCCCGTAAAATAGCCATGGACGAAGGCATGGATTTAGTTGAAATAGCACCTACTGCCAAGCCTCCTGTTTGTCGAATCATGGATTATGGTCGTTTTAAATACGAACAGAACATCAAGAAAAAAGATGCAGCCAAGAAGCAGCGTGAATCTCAAGTACAAGTAAAAGAAATTAGACTTAGGCCTGCAATTCAAGATCATGATATTGAAACAAAGGTGAATCAGGCCAAAAAGTTTATTGAGGATAAATGCAAAGTTCAATTCAATTTGCTGTTTAAAGGTTACCGAGAACTTGGTCACAAAGACCAAGGATTTATGGTGATGCAAAAGATTGTGCGGGGAATGGAAAACTTTGCAATTGTAGACAAACAGCCTGTTTTGGAAAGCAACAGAATCACATGCTCTTTTTCTCCTAAAGAATAATGGAAATAGTCATGTTAGATGCCCTGAAAGAAAAAGTTTCTGATCTGCAAAATGAATTTAATCGTCGCTTAAATTATTCAAATATTCAGCCAACGACTGTTGACACCCCTGTTTTGCTCAGACTTCTACATGACTCAAGCCAAGAACTTTTAGAGTTTGCTTTTGGTGCTTTTGGTAAAAATTTAAGTGAGTTGACACATGTCCTTGACATGATGCATCCTGATCTTGTTTCAATATTTGATGGCAACTTTTCTGATGACAAAGAGTTTTCAAAAATCTGCATTCAGTTTATAAGCTTGGCAGAATATGC